GTCAGGAAACCCAACTACTGTGTCGCTGTACTCCCTGATAATCCGTGGCGCACTCAGCACTCCCGACGAAATCACCGACACCGAAACGTGGGTCAATGGAAAGACGGGGGCCTACTGATGAGCAACTTCTCCGCATCCATCCCCGTCGCCGACATGCAGGAAGCGAATGCCACTCTTGAGGAAGCCGGCTACGGCCCCGACAACTTCTCTGTCCCGGCCTATTCCGGCCCTTCGCCGACCGTCGCTCTGCTCCATGCATGGGGTGATCCAGGGTTTGAGGCGGCAGTGGCGGCGATTCCAAACGTCACGATCACGCAGGGCAACGATCCAATTGCGATGACCAGTGCCGCAGCGACAGCCAAGAACTCCGCATGGGCTAACGACGCCAAGCCGCTCACCGGCAACGTCACGCCGGGGCTGTACAAGGATGCTGCCGGTGTCTTGTGGTGGGTCATCCAGTCCTATGACACGGCGGTCTATCCTGACCCGACCCTGATCCCCGCGCTAGTCCGGCAGGCGAAGATTCCCGGCTCGGTGCTGCCGTGGCAACAGCCGATTGACCAGTACGACGCCTACAAGCTGGTGAACACGTTCACTGGACAGCCGGACAGATGCACTCACAACGGAAGCGAATGGGTTGTCACGCAGGCCGACGGCGCGGGCAACAACGTGTGGGAGCCTGGCGTTTTCGGATGGGAGGTAGTCAATGCCGGCAGTTAATAACGGATTCCTGTTCGATGACGACGGAAGCCTGGAAGTTTCCGGTGGGCCGATTGTGAATTGGAACGGCGGGCTGCCGTTCGACGTTGATGGCAAACTTGTTGGGACAACAGCGGACCCCGTAGACTCGGACCGCTACGTTGGCGGTATTCGGGTCAGTCCCACCCTCGGGGTCTATACGATTGATGTCGCCCCGCCCCCCTTTTAAGGGATTCTCTGATGGCTTTGATGGAGGCTTCGGCTGATGGCACGCAAAAGTATCAACGAACTGATCGCAGAGGCCAATGCGGCCTTCCCCGACAATGTGACCGGGCTGGTCACGCCGGCCGATCTGCGGGACTTCGTGTTGAACTTCCTCAATGCGATCTCTCCAGCATACGGCTACCTGACCGCCACTGGCCCGCTGTCGCAGACCTTCGGCCTTACTGCTGCGCTGGTCGTGTTCAGCCAAGCCTTCGACAGCGACCCGGCACAGACGACTTCCAACGCTGCTCAAGGCCGCGTCGCCCGCAGTGAGCGCGGGACCAGTACCATCAACTTCTCGGTGGATGTGTCGTGCGCCAACAACGTGGGCGTCACCTTCACGATCAACAAGAATGGCACGCCAACTCCGTGGAAGGTCACGGCAACAGGCAGGGGCGCGTCCAACCCGGTATCCGTCGCGCTGACGGCAATCGACTATTCCGACCCGGCAGCGACCTACACCGTCACGGCTGTTGCCGAGAACGCCGGCACTGCCTGCACCCTGGAGCAGATGTTGTTCATCGTTGGCATTGATCCAGTCAAGAGTTACACGTAACAGCGGGATGGCATGGCCCGTTTTCCCTCTCTGCCAACTAAAAGGAGAATTGAAGTGAACCAGATGATGCAAAGTGGGGTTCCCACCTTTGACGACGCCACAATCCAGAACTTCGCCAATCAGGCGAGGTATGCCGGCGACAGCAAGCTGTACGTGACCTTCTACGTCCATGCCGTCATGAACAACTTCGAGTCAGCGCAACAGGGCCGGCCCATCTTCAACGAGAAGGAGTACGTTCGCATCGTCGTTCCTGGCGACTCGAAGACGACGGTGGATTGCCCCGTCACCGACGAGTTCAGGATGCGTTTCGCCAAGCAATACGAACTGTTCAAGAAGGGCATGGAGCAGGCTGTCACCGGCACGCCGCTGGAAGTGTGGCCGCAACTGACTGTCGGCCTTGTCGCCGAACTCAAGGCCATGCACATCTCCACGGTTGAACAGTTGGCCGAACTGGACGACGGGAAGGCACAGCGCATCATGGGAAGCCACGAGCTTCGTCGCCGTGCGCGTGCCTTTCTCGACGCCGCCCAAGGTGAGGCAGCCAACAACAAGATGCTGGCCGAACTGGAAAAGCGCGATGAGGAGATCAACCAACTCAAGACGCAGATGGCCGAACTGTTGAAGGCCAAGGCTCCCACCAAGTAAGGAACAGTCATGCAGGGGAACGCACTCCAGATTGCCAAGCAAGCCGCGATGGAATTGGGTCTCCCGGTTCCGACCGAGCTTGTGACCTCGCAGGAACAGTCCAGCATTCAGATGCTCGGCTTGCTGAACGCAGCCGGCAACGAACTGTTGAACCTGTTCGAGTGGCAGTTCCTCCTCAAGACCTTTATTCTCAACACCGTCGCCGGGCTTGGCAAGTACGCCATCCCGAGCGACGTGTCCCGCATCATCAACCAGACGATGTGGGACTACGGTAACCGGCGCCCGGCCTATGGCCCGGTCAGTCCGCAGGGGTGGCAAATCCTGACCAACGCGCTGATCTCTGTCGGCCCGTTCGCCCGCTACCGGGTTGTGGATAACTCCATCGAAATCCTGCCGGTGCCGGGCCAGGATAACCACGTCTTCGACTTCCAGTACATCAGCAACGGGTGGGTGCACAACTACCTCGACCCGAACCAGTACACGTCGTTCATCCTCAACGACCTCGACACGCCGCTGTTCGATTTCTGGCTCATGGTCAAGTTCCTCAAGGTCAAGCTGTGGCAGGCCAAGGGGTTGGACGTGACTGCCTATGCTGCCGACTTCACCCGCACGCTCGACGCGCTGACCGGCATGGACCATGGCGCCCCGGTGCTTGGTCTCGCCAACACGTTCAAGACCCCGTGGCTGACGACCTACAACGTTCCCGATGGGAACTGGAACACCGGACAGCCATGATCCCGGTCAAGCAGATCAGCGGCTCCACAACCGTCCAGGCTCCAACTGGCGGCTTGAACGCTTACAGTCCGATCTCCAACATGCCGGAGTCGGATGCTGTCATCATGCGGAACTTCTTCCCCGAGCCATTCGGTTGCCGGCTGCGGAAGGGCTATCGTGAGCACGCCATCGGGCTAACCGGCGATGTCGACACCCTCATGCGCTACGCTGGCCGGGATGGAACAGTCAAGCTGTTCGCTGTGGATCAGGTGGGCATCTTCGATGTGACCGACCCCGGCGATTACTCGGCGGCGACCCCTGTTGCACCGTCGGCAAACCCGTGGTGGCAATACACCAACATGGCGAATGCTGGCGGCACGTTCCTCATCGCCCTGAATGGGGTGGATGACGGCTTCGTGTATGCCAGCGATGGCTACCATGCGCTCGTGCTTGGCGACGGCGTTGCCCCCTACACCATCAAGGGTGTCGATCCCAAGGTGCTGGTCCAGCCCATCGCCCATCAGCATCGCCTCTGGTTCGTCGAGAAGGACACGACGAACGCATGGTATCTCCCGCCCGAGCAGGTATTCGGCGAAGCCAAGTTCTTCGACTTCGGCGGCAACTTCAACCGGGGCGGCTACTTGCAAGCCCTCGTGACCTACACGGTCGATTCAGGCTATGGACCAAACGACTATCTTGCAGCGGTGTCATCCGCTGGTGAAGTTTCTCTCTACCAAGGCATCGACCCGGATGACCCGACACAATGGAAACTCATCGGCGTCTTCTACTGCGGCGCGACCTTCACCCGCCGCTGCTGGACCAAGTTCGGAGGCGACTTCGCGCTCCTGACGCAGTACGGCATGGTGACGATGAACAGCATCCTCAAGCCGGAAACGGACAGCGTGCTGAACAACGCCCTCAGTCTGAAAATCCAGTACCTCATTAGTGAGGTTGTGACGGAAGGCTCGTATCGTCCAGGCTGGACCGTGCTGACCTATCCCGCCGCCAACATGCTCATCATCAACGTGCCCGGCGTCATCCCCGAGCAGACGTTCCAGTTGGTCTACAACACGCTGACGAAGGCATGGGGTCAATTCACCGGGATGGCCGCGAACTGTTGGCAGACGATATTCGATTCGTTGGCGTTCGGCGGCAACGGCAAGGTCTATCGTGCCTGGGAAGGCAGTCTGGACAACGTGCCGTTGTCGGCCACGGGCGGCGATCTGATCCAGGGCGAGTGCCAGCAGGCATTCAGTTACTTCGGACTGCCGGGCGCCAACAAGCACTTCAAGATGTTCCGCCCCACCTTCCTGTTCGCCGGCAAGTTCGACTACCGGGCGGGGGCAAACATGAACTTTGACTTTGCCACGCAGCCGCCGCCAGCCGCCTTCAACACGTCCAACTTCGGTGTGTGGAACACGTCACTTTGGGATGAGGGCGATGTATGGTCAGGCGGTTCCCAATCAGACAAGCAGTGGGTGAGCATCGTTGGTATTGGCTATGCCGCCGCAATCAGGATCGCGGTGAAGTCGGGCAGCGAACTGACATGGGTCAGCACCGACTGGCTGATGGAGAAGGGCGGCGTGATATGAACGAGAACATGCTTACCCCGTTCCTGCAACAGTTGCCGCAGGATGTCAATCCAGTCAGCCGTGAAGGGGTCATGCTCATTCAGCGGATGCTGGAGAGCGTCCCGGAGATCACTGACGGATGGGAGGAACATTTCCCGCTCACTCATCGCTTTGCAGACGGGGTGTATGCACGTGAGATGTTCCTGCCTGCTGGCTCGATCATTGTCGGCAAGATTCATCGCTACGGGCATCTGAACATCATCAGCAAAGGTAAGTGCATCGTGCTGACTGAGTTCGGCGTGAAGCGGCTGGAAGCGCCCTGTACTTTCGTCAGCGAACCCGGCACGAAAAGGGTAGTCGGCACCATTGAAGATACCATCTGGACCACTCTGCACGGTGTCAATCCTGACGAGGTAGACGACGTGGACAAAGTGGAAAGCAGGATCATTTGCAAAACATTCGCAGAGTTTGATGCTCTGCTTCAACTGGAGAACAAGCCATGACTTGGGGAGCAATCGGAGCGGCCGCTGTCGGCGTTGTTGGGTCTGCTGTAGCGAACAAGTCGGCCAACAAGAAAGCAGGTAACGCTGCCAATCAGGCGCAGGACCAGATTTCGCAGGGCAATCAGGCTGCTTCCCAACAGTCGTGGGCTGACATCGAGCGCGCCAACGACCTGAACCGCGCCAACGCTCTGTGGGCGCAGCAGCAGAACCAGGCGGCTGTCGACCGGGGAGCAATCGACTCCAGCAACGCTTGGGGTGGGGTCAATCGCACCCGTGACCCGGTGACTGGCGAACTGACACAGACTTCCACTCTGACTGGTCCATGGCAGAACCTCGTCAGTCAGGGCGCGGGACAGTTGGGGACCATGCAGGCCGGGCTGTCCGCTGACCAGTTCGGCATCAACAACGACGTGTTCAACGCCGTCCAGGCGTTGTCCGCTCCGCAGTTGCAGCAACAGCGGGACCGGGAGAACGCCCGGCTGGCGGCAATGGGCCTCGGCACTGGCAGCGGGCAGGCATGGCGGACGGCGCAAGAAGCCCTCGGCAGCAACGAGAACGACATGTTCAACCGCAACGTGCTCACCGGCAATCAGGCGTGGCTGGCCGGGCAGGGCAACTTGCGGAGCAACATGGGAGCGCTCATGGGGATGCAGCAGGGCATCAAGGGGCTGGCCGGACAGGACGCTTGGGCACAACAGGCAGGGCTGTCGCAGATGTCCGCCCCGACTGTTCAGGCTCCCAAGAACATGACCTATGAAACAGCCTTGCAAAACGCCAAGATTGGTCTCGGACAGGCAGATGTGGAGAATGCCAATAATGCCGGGATGTGGGGCAGTATCGGTAAGATTGCCGGCAACACGCTGGCGAACAAGGACGTGCAAGCTGGTGTCGGCAATTGGTGGTCCGGGCTTGGTGGCAAGGGGACTGCACCGGGATGGGCACCTAACGAGGGGCCGCAGCTTCCATCAACAGGCGGCACCGGCATCTACGACTGGTAAGGAACAGGTATGGACCAATACGACTTCACCGATCCCAACTATGACTTTGGTGGTAGGTCGGCCATCCTCGCCCGCAGGCTGCGGGAGGCATCCGCGCAGGCCAACACGCCGATAGAAACGCTGCCGGGACAGATGATCTCTGGTCGCTACGTCGCGCCCAACCCCGGCGAGTACATCGGGCAGGCACTCCAGAAGTTCCTTGGTTCCCGTGATGTCGCCCGTGCCGAAGCCGAGCAGGAGGCGCTGAACAAGGAACAGTTGCGCCGCTACGAGGACATCAGCAAACAGTTGGCTACTCCCGGTTCCAAGACCGTGCTCAAGCGCACCCTCGGGGAAGACCTGTCGGCTGGCCCGGCCATGCAGGAGACCAGCGTGCAAGAGCCGCTGGACTACAGCAACCCGGATGACCTTGCCGCCGACAACGCCCGCCGCATGGGATTGGCGATGCAACTGTCCAAGCTCCAGCTTCCGATGGCACAGAAGGTCGCGCAGGACTATCTGTCCAAGGGCGCTGCCTTCCCCGACACGCTGGCAACTCTCCAGATGAGGCAGATCGAAGCAGGTCAGCAGGCAGCGCAGCGGGCGCAGGAGAAGGAGCGGGCTGACCAGCTTTACCGGCTGACTGCCCAACAACAGCTAGGCATCCAGCAGGATCGCATCCAGGCTCAAAGGGACAAAGCCGAAGCAGACAGGGAGCTTGCCCGCGAAAAGATCGACATGCAGAAACAGCAGCGTGAAGGGAAAGCACAGGGCGAACTGGATAAGAAGCAGGCTGCCTATCAGGCGTCGATTGAGTCAATGGCGCCAATCGAGGTCGGGATCAACAAACTGTTGCTTCCTGCCGACCCCAACGATCCGACCGGAAAGCGCAAGATCAGCCCGGCGCTTGAAGCCTACACTGGCAACCTGGACCAGTACATGCCCGACTTTGCGCTGCGTCAGAGAACAGTCGATGCCGGCAAGACGCTGAATGCACTCAAGGATCAGGTGATGCTGGTCAATCTGGCCTCAGCGAAGACGGCTGTTGGACAGTCGTTCGGCTCGATGCAGTTGAAGGAGTGGGACAAGTTCGTGAACAAGTTGTCCAGCCTTGACCGTGGCTTGGGGCCGCAGGAGTTGGCCGACAACCTGAACTTCATCGACACGTGGATGAAAAACCACAGGGCCGAACTCGAAGTCAAGCTGGCAGATGCGAAGAAGACTCTGGCAACTTCTGCCAGTCCTGGCGGGGAAACGCGCACCTACAAGGGTGTGACGTACCGCAAGAAGCCCGGTACGTCCGGTGATTACCAAGCCGATTGGGAGCCAGTGCAGTGAGCGACGAAGCCCCCTGGAAATTCGAGGGTGCTCCCCCGCCGGCTGCGATCACGCCGCAACTGTTGGATGCAGTCAAGCACGTCGAGAGCCGGGGAAATCCCGCCGCTGTGTCGCCCGTTGGCGCTCGCGGTCCCTACCAGTTCATGCCGACAACAGCCGCGCAGTACGGACTGAAAGACCCCCACGACGAGCCTTCGGCACGGGACGCCGCCGCCCGCTACCTGACCGACCTTGCCAAAATGTTTGGCGGCGATGTCGACAAGGCGCTGCTCGCATACAATTGGGGGCCGGGCAACGTCCAGCGTTACCTGAAAACAGGTGGTCCGATGCCGGCAGAGGCACAGCAGTACGTCGGCAAGGTGAGGACAGCGGAGAAGAACATGAGCGGACAGACAGACGAAACCCCTCCCTGGAAATTTGAAGGTGTCGCCCCTGCCGCCCCTGCCGCCTCGCCGGCCCGCACTGGTCCGCTCAAGGAAACAGTCGGGCAGACGCTCAAGGGCATGGTCGATCAGAGTGCCGGCACTGGTGCGGAAGCCGGGATCGCGCTCACAGCCGGCAAGATCGCCCGCGCAGTCGGCAATCTTCTGCCGCAGGCTGTTGCTGATTGGGCAGAGAAGCACGGCTACATGCCGAGTGAGAAGGATGTGGAGATGCTGCGGGGGTCCATCGAGGACAGCCTGACAGGCAAGGCAGCCAACATCGGAACGGAGGTTGCGGCAACAGTCGTCCCCGGAACAGCCGCGTACAAGGCAGCGACCTCGATCCCAAGGGTTGCCGCAATGAGACCTATCCTGCAAGCAACAGTTGGCGGTGCGGCTGCTGGCGCTGCCGGCAATGCGGTTCTTGACCAGCCGCTAGCCGAAGGGGCCGGCATCGGTGCCATCCTTGGCCCTGCCGGAATCGGCCTTGGCAGGGCAGCCGACTATCTGGCGAATTCCGCTCTCAAGACGTGGCACGGAGCATCCGGCGCAGCAACCGACTATGCCCGCCGCGCTTTCGGCGACAGGACTCAATCTGCCATCAATGCCCTCCGCAACGTCAGGCAGGAAGTTCCCGGCGAAATGCCTACCATGCGTGCCGCTGTCAGTCCCGACCTGCCGGAAATGGCTGTGTTCGATGAAATGGCCAGGCGCGGACAGCAGGCGAACCTGTTCACGCAGCGCGATGCTGCGACGAATGCGGCCCGCTCGCAGGTGCTCAGAGACATCGAGGAAGGCGGCCAACGGTTGCCGAATCCAGTCACCGGCAGACTCAACCCGTCAGAGATCGAGGTTGCGCGCAATGCTCAGACGGACCCGCTCTACGCTGCGTCAATGCGTCAGCGGTTGCCGATTGATGACGCAATGCACGAACTGTTGACTGGACCTGAAATCATGCCAATCGTCAGACGTGCAATGAACCGCCTGAATCAAGCTGGCAGAACAGCCGAAGCGCAAGGGGCACGAGGTCCGGCACGCACGCCGGAAGGGATGGAAGGGCGGATGACTGTCGAGGAACTGGATGCTGTCCTCAAGGAGTTGGGCAATGCGAACATGGCCGACTACAACATCCGCACCGCTCGCGCAGCCATTGCTGAACTGTTGAACACCAGTCCGCAGTATTCACAGGCGCGTGCGCTTTACAGAGCAATGTCGATGCCGCAGAACCAGGCCGACGTTGCCGCCACGCTGCGGAACGCGCTTGAGTCGCCGGCCAGCGACGTGACGCAGCGGGCGACTGTTTTTGCCAACGCTCTCCGCAATGCGCCGGGAACATTCCGCAGGGCCGACCTCTCGCCCAGGTTTCAGACGATGGAGGAAGTATTCCAGGCGGCACCCGAGCGGCTGGAGGCGATCCGTGGCGTCGAACGCAGCCTCGCCCGCGAGAAGTCGGCAAGTGACATGCTGACCAACGTCGGCATCTTGCCCGACAAGCTGACTTCATTCGAGCAGGCAGCCAAGAATGCGCCGCAGTTGATGGCTAGATGGGCGTCGATAATGCGCTCGACGGCAAAGGTTCTCGGTCATGGCCGGCAGCAAAGGACGCAGGAAATCATCGACAGGGCTGCCGCCAACCCGACCGATTTTGCCAACCTGCTCGAACAGTTGCCGACCAAAGAACGCAGTCAGATGGTGAATGCTGTTCGCAATTTCCTTGATACAGTTGATGTCCCGTCGTATGTTACAGGCCCGGCTGCCGCTCAAGTATCCGGCGCGTTTTCACAGTAAGGAGCCATGAATGCCCCGTAACGCACAAGGGATTTACTCCCTCCCCGCAGGCAATCCGGTCGTACCGGGCACCCTGATCGAATCGACATGGGCAAACCCCACCATGGCGGACATCGCCGCAGCCCTGACGGGATCGCTCCCCCGCAACGGTTCGGCTGGAATGCAGGGGCCGCTGATCCTGGCCGGCAACGCCTCAGTGCCGCTGGAGGCCGTGCCGCTGCAACAGTTGAACGCCATTGTCGGGGGCAGCAACACCTATCTCCCTGCTGGTGCAATTCAACTGTTCGCCATGTCGGCTGTCCCCTCGGGCTGGCTGGAGTGTAACGGAGCGGCAATCAGCCGCACGACCTATGCTAACCTGTTTGCCGCCATCGGCACGCTCTATGGGGCGGGCAACGGCACGACCACCTTCAATCTGCCCGATCTGCGCGGCATGTTCGTGCGGGGGTGGGACAATGGGCGCAGTGTCGATCCGGGCCGTACTCTTGGTTCACAACAGGCGGCGGCCAACAACCCGCACACCCACACGCCGACTGTCGTCAATCCGGCTCATACTCACACCCTTACCGACCCTGGACATAATCACACTCTGACCGACCCTGGTCACGTCCATACGTTCAGTGTCGGTGTCGTCGCGGGGCCGGAAGCTGGCGGCACTGCGGAAACGCACGTCAATACCGTACCCACCAACTCGGCAATGACGGGCATCACTCTTGCCGCTGCCACCACAGGGATCAGTTCCGCAGCCGCCTCACAGGCAACGACTGTCAGCATCGCCAGTGAAGGCATTGAGGCCCGCCCGGTCAACATTGCGATGGTCTATGCCATCAAGGCGTTCGGCGCGCTCCAGACCGACGGCCTCGGCAGCATGGCCTTCCAGAACAAGGAGGCCGTCAACATCACGGGCGGCTCGGGCGTCTTCACCACCCTACAATGTACTACTGCCCCGACACAGCCGAACGATGTTGCCCGGCTGGCTGACATCGGCGGCTCGCTCTCTGCCGTGCTGTCTGCTGATCCGCAAGTCCTGCTGGTCGACAACACTACGCCGGCCACGCCCATCCTGCGGCCACAGACCAACACCCCGAACGGTATGGTCAAACTCGATGCTGCCGGCTTCGTGCCCTCCAGCGTCCTGAACATCACCGACTTGACGTTCCTCGGCAACTGGAACGCATCGGTAGGTGCGCTGCCGGTCGGCACCTTCGCTACAGGCGACTACTACGTCATCGACGTGGCAGGCACGCTCACCCTCAACACGTCGGGAGGCAACGTGGCTGTTGCCTGCAATATCGGGGACCAGATCGTCTATAACGCCGCGACTCCCGGCTGGTGGTACTACCCGGCTGTCGTGCCCACTTCCCTGGCGGCAACGGCTATCACCTTCGTCCCCGAAGGGACCATTGTCGCTACCGATGTCCAGGCGGCCATCGCCGAACTCGATGGAGAGACACAGACGGCGTTGGCCGGCAAAGCTGCTGCGGGGGCCAGCTTCACCAAGGCAGAGAGCAACACGAACTTCCTGCAAGTCAGCGGTGCGAACAAGCTGCTGGCCCCGCTGACCTTCTCCGACAACTCGCAACAGGCAAGCGCAGCTTACAGCAAGGCGGAAAGCAATGGTCCCGCGTTCCGGGCTATTGCCACTGCCCAACAAGTGGTCAATGCCAACGTCGCTGACTTGTGTACCTTCAACTCGGAGACATTCGATACCGACAATTGCTACAACTCAGCGCAGAGTAAATTTGTCCCGAACGTGGCGGGGTACTATCAGTTCAATGCCGCGGCGCAGAACTTCGTGACTGGAAGCCAATTCGGTATCTATCTGACTCTGCGGAAAAATGGGGTAGCAGTGTCTCCGGGAGGCAAGGTGTCGTCAGGCACCAACTCCTTTGCTGCGGCGACAGTCTCCGACCTTATTTACCTGAACGGCACCACGGACTACGTCGACTGCATTGTCACTGGACTTGCCACGTCGGGAACAATGAATGTTCAAGGCAATTACTTCTCCGGCTTCCTTGCGAGGCATCCATGACCCGCTACCTTCTCATCCTCCTGCTTACCGCCTGCGGCCCGATCCCCGTCCAGATCAGCAAGCCATCGCAGGAACAGACTCAGAAACAGTCGGTAAGTCAGGAGGTCGCCAACGACCTTGCCGCTGATCAACAGTCGTCGCACCAGTCGGAGTCGAAGCAAGGCACCAACTCGATGCCGGTCATCATCATCTGCAACACCGTCAGTTCTCCTAGTGGGCATTGCATCGCGCCGAATGAAGACAGCCCGCTGCAACAGGCAGTCGGCTCAAGATTGCGGGGGACACTTGCCCCAAAACCCCGGTCAGGGGGGTCTGACCAACCTAAAGGAGCAACACAATGAAGAACCTTCTCATCCTCGCCCTGGCTTTTTTGTCCGGGTCTGTCTTGGCGTTCGGCGATCAGGCGCAGGGCCAGCTTCAAGGGCAAGCGCAGGGGCAAATCCAAGGGCAGGCGCAGGGCCAAGGGCAGGCACAGTTCGCCAACGCCGACAGCCGCGCACGGGCACAGTCCTATGCCGCTGCCCTCACCCGGTCGGAGGCCAACAACAACCTGTCGGTTACGCCTGCTCCCGTCACTTTGACTGTCAATGAGGCGGCTCCCCCGGCTAACACCACGCAACACGTTCAGGAAGGAGGCACCGTCAATGTCCGCAGCGTCCCGAATGTTTTTGGTGGCAACGTCTATCCGACAGCGCCGTGTATGGGGTCTTCAACAGTCGGAGCGGCAGCGCTCGGGTGGGGAGCAAGCGTCGGCACGTCCTGGGCAGACCACGAATGCGGCAAGCGTGAAACCGCCCGCAGCTTCCAAAACCTCGGCCTGACCGCCGACGCCGTGGCTGTCCTCTGCTCCAGCGAGTACGCAGCGGTGGCCCCGGCTTGCAAGGCGCTGGCCCCCCGGCCAACACCACAATGAGCGGCCAGACAATCAAGTTGCCCGACATCCAGGTGCCGGGCACGTCAGTCATCCTGACAAACGTCACCGTCACGGTCGAGCCGATGCTGGGGTGTCCGCAATCTCTGACGACGCCCATACGGTCCCACCGATCTTGTCCTTGATGTCCATGCGGGCCGTGTAGCCCGAAAGACTCTTCGGCGTGTAGAACTTCACGAAGCCGCCAGATGTATACGCCGACCACATTTTCCCGTTATCGTCGATAGGAGTGACGCCATTCAACTCGATGGTATTTGAGTCGATAACCGTGAGTTGCTGAACTCCTACGTCGTTGATCTGCTTCATTCCCTCAACGCCATAGACCGTGCCATTCCAGCCGTCAGTGATGCCGTGTGAGGAAATTGTCAGGCGCGGCGCGCCAGTGGCAAGAGAGATTGCCGTGATCGCCTTGCGCACGATAGGCTCTGTCTCCCACCGAACGACGAGGGAAAACGTCTTGCCCTTCTGGATCAGAATTTCTTTATCGGTCATTACTCATCCCCCGTTGACTGCGACTGCCGCCCATCCCGCTCATCCCGCTCATCCCGCTCATGGCGCCGCGCACTGCAGCAATCTCTACTTCGAGTCGCCCGGCTCTTTCGGA